TTCAGCACGACCTTGTCGGCATCCGTCACCAACTCGTACGACTCTTCGGGATGCGTCGTCACGACCGAAACCTTTTTCTGCCCGATCGGCACCTCCGACAGCAACCGAGAATCGGACTTGGTAAAACTGGCCAGATTATCGGTCTTATTGACCGTCAGCGTACGCCCGATGAAACCCTGCTTGTTGATGATCTGCGCCTCACGCAGCTCTTTCTCGGTCCCGACGATGTAATACACCGTATTCAGCTGGTTCTCCAGTTCGATCTTCTCGGTGTTCAGGGTCTCGACCTGCTCGCTCCGCACGGCCACCTGCTCGGTCAGGGTCTCCACCTCGACGCCCATCTTGGTGAGATTCTCCCGCAGCTGGGCAATTTCGTTTTTCTTCTCGGTAAGCTGCGCGCTCATGTCCCGAATCATCTTTTCCAGTCCGTCGAGACGCAGATTGGCTTTCCGCAATTGCGCGACAGCGCTCTGCAGCGAAGCGATCTTGACTTTGTTTTCCCGCAGCAGCCGGTCGATGGCCTTGATGTCGTTGTCGATCTCCTCGACGGGACGGCGGCCTCCCTCCGACTCCCCAGCCACGGTGATCAGGTTCTCGCGCGACTTGATCAGCGCGAGGTTCTCCGAGATGGCGTTGATGTCCGCGAACACGGCATTGATCAGCGAGTCCTTCGCGCTGACGACCAACTCCAGCGAATCGCTCCGGCTCTCGGCCTCGACGGCAACCTGCCTGCTCACGCAGGAGGCAAGGAGTGCAACGACGCCCAGCGCCGCGGCGGTTGCTATATGCTTCATCTTGTTTTTCATGGCTCCGACTCTTTAAGGGTTTACGGTCTTGTTTGCCTTCAGGCGCAAATATATGCATAAAAATAAAATCTTGTACGGATTTTTTCACAAAGACCGGAAATTCCCTGCGGGGAATGAAAAACAACGGGCCGCAACCCTCGGTTGCAGCCCGTTATTTCGTAAAT